CTAATTAGTATTTTTTAGTATCAATTCCAGACTTTCCTTTCCACGCCTAACAAACATAAAGTATTTATTACGATTTCCTATGTTTAAGCGTTCTCTGGCTCTTTCATAGTCTCCATCACAGTCAAGATAAGTCGTGAGTAAAACGTGACTCTCACAAATGCCCATGCTTTGCACAATCAAATTAGCCATTTCTTGTCGACGGTCTTTTAGTTGCTCAATCTGATCGCTATAATAGCCGACCATGTGTAACATTTTTATGTTTTTGTCTTCCTGTGATTGTTTAACCCCGCCAGATACCTTCATATCAGACCACTGAGGAGACTTAACGAGCGACCGACTCATTAGGTTAGCGTCTCTTTCAAGGGTCTCTATGAGATGTGGGATAGTCTTTAATTCTTCCAAAAAATTATTAGCTTTTGTTGTCGGAATGTTGCCCATCTAACTCTCCATTCATGATATAATATTGTTGGGTATTTAATCATGAAGGCGTTCGCATGGACGTCTTTTTTTGTGGAGAAAAGTCCTCTCTTTCCTTTGTTTTTTGACACAGGCGCACGATGTCGTGTTAAAGCATTAGCGACGCCTTGGATAATCACGGATGACCGATAACCCGCTTTAGATTTGTTTTGGTGTAAGGAGGTTCTCGTTTCTATTTTTTTAATTTCGGTCCACCCCCACAGAGCCATCGCAGGCTCTTGAGCGCTTGCGTGGGGTTATAATTTTGTCAGCGATACCCATTTAAACTGTGGAAACTGTTCTGCTTGTTTGCGGGTGCATTTAGTAGCCTGATGTGGATTATCAACATAAGATATATACCTGCAAGTTTTATATAAATAATACTTATGCCATTTTTCGCTATATAACACTCCTAACTCTTCAGTCATTCAGTCACCTCTTTCGCAAATTGCCAAGCCCAATCAAAATCTTTTCGGATTTCTCGTTCCGCTAAGCGCATGTCATCTGTAAAATTATTAGATGAGTAAGTTGCAACAATTCCTACTTTTCCTTTAACCCATTTTTCAAGTCTCAAAGCTATTTGTTTATCATTCGGATTCGGAATTTCAACAGTGTAAAGCTTCTCTTTTTCAATGGTGATATTTGGATAAGCTAGCCATGCTTGGGTAAATAGGTCAATGTTTGTGCTATCATTAGTGTCATAAAGCCATTTCGCCACTTCGCCAAAAGCATCAGCATCATAGGCAAGTGATAGTGTTAAATCTTCTTCTTTGCACTCTTCTATCCAATCCGCCACACACTGCGGTACTTCTGGTTTTGGTTGGTTTAACTGGTCTATAATGTCGCGAACCTCGGCTTTTATAACACTGCTAGTCTTTCCATAAAAATTTGAATTATCTACTAATTCTTTCGCTTCTTCTATATTCATTTTTGCATCTCCTCTAATACTTTTAAAAAACACTGCTCAGCAATGACTTGATCACTGCCTTGCCATAAGTCGCCTGTCACTTTTGTGATAATGTCACCGATGTTTTTTTGCGCACGATCCAGACGTTTAGCGATACGATTGCGATCAATTTGTTTTTTTGCTTTGAGTAAGTCCTAGATTAATCCATTTCTCTCAGCCACCCACGACCGCATGTCTTGGCACATATCGTATCTGTCACCGTAGTGTCTGATGTGACATATAGTATCGATTACTTTTTCGTTAGTGTTCATTTTGTACCTCGCTTAAAATTCAATGCACTCATCCAAAACGGATTATCTTCTGCAAGCTCTATTAACAGATCTACATCTACAATTTCTCTTTCAACAAGTTCATCAAGTATTTCCTCTTTTGCTAATGCTCTGTTTGCATAGTCGATTGGTAAAGCCATCATTCCAGTTTTATTTTCAGCCATTATCCTACTCTCGTTTCCGTTAACTCAATCCTCTAAATTTTCTTCTCGACAAATTCGCACTGCAAACTTATATTTTTTGTCTGGCGATGGTAGTAACACCTGTGCTCCAAATTTTTCTTGTCTGACGTCCACAACAAGCATCTAAAATTTTTATATCTGACATCCTCATCCCCCATTCAACTTATTGATTTCTTTTTCGACGTTTGCTTTTGTCTGCTCGAGTTCTTCTAGTCGTTTAGCTTCTTTGGCTTTTTTTATGATTTGCAAAGAGTTTATTTCGGATATTAACTCTTTATTTGATTTAATATCTCTACGCATATTTCTGAAACTGTCAGACCAGTTATAGCTATCAAAACCGAGTTCTTCTCTCAATTCTTTACGCATTCTACGAAAATCATTTTTCATCGAATTAACAATTATTGCTTGATAGTAAAGTATGAAAAATCCCATTATAAAAATTACTACTGATAATACTATTATTCCAATCATTAAATAATCCATCCTTATCCTCCATTCCTAGTCATTTCCGCTATCCGCTTAGTCTGTCTAGTTCTATCCTCGCTAGCACGTTTAAGCTGCTTTTGTGTCCTACTTAGCTGTGTACGTAGTCCGTATATTTGCGGCTCGTAATATTGTCGTGCATCACGATAGCTAAAATACGACACGGTCACCATCATCCCAAATATTGCAATCGTAAGAAATAATAGTGCTTTCCAGTCGTTTTTTAGGACATTAATTATTTTATTCAAGTCATCACGTAAATTTTGCAACGCTTCATCTGTCGTCATCCTTCCACCTCTGCCAAAATATAAGTCAAATCTCTTCCGTAAGGAGAAAGTTGTACGACTTGATAACCAACAACTGTCACTTTTGCGTACTTGTTTTTGTCGATAAAATCGTTCAGGTGGTCTACTGCACTTTTCCATTCGTCCTTAAATTCAATATATTTTCTCATTCTTCCACGCTTTCTATTAAATCTTGGTTTTCGTGTATGTTACCGATAACTTCGCAGTCCTCGTTTCTTAACCACAAATCTGATCCGCGTCGTCTATTGTCAATGCGCCAAGAACCACCTCTGAATTGATTCACTTTAAAAAATTCTAAATCACTAGTAATTGTATATTGTAATTTCACGACGTCTCCCTCAAAAATCTCCACGCCGTTTTTATCAAACAGTCCTGTTGATTGCCTGAGAATATAATCATCAAGGTTATCCTCGACAAAATGAAACGTCTCTAAGCGACCAGAGCGAAACTCATCATCTGCTAAGCTGCATCTGTATATTTTGCGTTCACTTGATTTAAAGCCATCAACACCATACATTTTTTGGATCTTTTGGTTAAACGCTCTAAATTTCGGTATCATTCCACTTCCTCCAACTTTTCGATTAACCAATCAAGGTTCTGCCTTGCTTTTTTGAGGTCTTCAATGCCATTTTTAGCATGATATCGTAGTAAATACTTAACAGCATTGCCCCAGTAAAAACCTTCCTCGTGCTCTGGACAAGCTGAAAAGTTTTTAACCACATCGATTGCTTCCATGCCATGCCTGCCTTGATAGTGTGATGGTTTTTTAATGTTATCTGTCGTATCCTGACAAGCAGCTTCAAGCTCCTCAATTTTTTTAAACGTATCTTCCGTCAGCATCTCTCCACCTCTCTCAAAAAATTTATAATCAATTTACACTCGCTCTCATTTGGCAATATTCTGCGTTCTAAGAGCGCTTTTAATTGCCAAGTATAAATACCTATCTTGTCTGCTAAAACCTCATCAGACATCTTTATTTTGCATCTGTGAGCTATTAACAGCTCTGATATATCGTAAGGCAACAGATTATCGTAAGATCTAGGTGTATATTTAATATCGTTATGCCACTGTCTGTGTCTTTTCATAGACCCATTCTCCGAGCTCTTTCTAGTGCGTCCATGCGTTTGATTTTTTTAACGAGCTTAACGTCACCGTAGTTTTTAAACATCCACTTTTCGTAAATCTTGTCATCCTCGTCTGTCTTTTTTTGTTTAAGACGGTAAGACTGCTTGATTAACGCCACCATTTTCTCTGTCGTGTAGATTCGTTGGAACCACTCCAATACATCAGGTGGCGGCAATCTGTTTAGTTTTTTATAGTATTTGACAGATCTATAGACTCTGTCAGCTTCTTCTTCATCTGCGATGGTAATGTTATCGTCTAAAAACGCTTTGATTGACGGCTCCATTTGTTTGTAAAAATCATCTACTAGTGTCATTGACTATTTTTAAGGCATCTTCCACAGATCTAGCTACTCCTACCAGAGCTCCCCTAGATGCCATTACCTCCATAAAATTTTTCTGTTCAGGCCTTACTCGACCTGTTTCGTTTTTTACTTCAATGAAGAATATTTGCCCGTCTGGCTTAAATCCAAACAAGTCACAAAAACCTTTAGGTAGTCCCGTATCAAATAATCTACCGTCTACTGTTTTGACTTTACCAACGTTAGCTCTAAAAACCATATGGCCCGCTTTTGATAGAGCAACACGGATTTGGTTTTGGATTAGTGATTCTGTTGTCATATAATTATTTCGGACACCGGTTACTCACTTGGTTACCGGTTGCGGTGTCCTTCTCCTCCTTACTCTCCCAAGCTATTTGGTGATTTGGTTACCGAGTTACCGCATTTTTCAACTCTCTTTATATATATATTTATTATTATTTTTTATTAAAATAGAGAAATAGAAGTAACTCGGTAACCAAAGGCCTTTATCCTTACTCTCCCAACGGTTTTAACGGTTACCGGTTGCGGTAACCTCCGGTGTCCTAGTAACTTTTTTGAACAATTACTGCTGTTTTTTTACCATCTTTACTATCATCCCATTGAAAATTGTAGTCAATCCAATAATAAGGTTTATCGTTGATAGGCTTAAAGTAGTTTAATGGCTTACTTTTGGTTTTTTCCCAACCGTCTGGCAAATTGATTGCTAGTTCTTTTTCAAAATTTGATTTTTTGGGCTTTGTTACACCGTTTTCTGTGCACCAAGATTGGTAAACATCCCACAAAAAACGTACAGGCAATCTTGTCGATTCAACATCTTCTAAATACTCATTTAAAAATTTGAGAATCGTGTTATTTTCTTCCTTAAACTCCCTCATACGATCCTGTGTAACCTTAGGCTCATAAAATTTATCAAAATCTAAATTGATAGATTTCCATAGAACGTATTCAAGAACCTCTTTTCTATTGATGTAATCGTCTTTAATGGCCCAATTATCTTCTGCGGAAGAGAATGTTTTTTTAAACGGAATAATGATAATACGACGATAAGTACCGTTTGATTTGTTTTTAAATACAGGCATTCCGTTTGTTGATTGTATGACGGTTTTTTTGAATATCGCCATGTAAGGATTCTCGCCTTTTTTTTCGATACTGACAGGCTCTCCAGTCACGACTGAATTAAAGTTGCTACTTTCGTCTACATAGATACCAGCTTGAACATCGTCTCCGATAATCACCGTTTTCCCCTCAATAATCGCAAGACCGAAGCGCTCTGAAAATTGATTTAATTTCAGAGGAGCGACATTTTTAAAACCAACCAGATTACTGATCATCTGCTGAAACGTCCCTTTACCGTCATTACCATCTCCCACGAACCAAATGGACTTACGATAAGAATAATTACCATTTAACGATGCTGCCACGACTTGCCATAATAACTGGACGAGGTCTTTATCTCCGCTCATTAAATCTAGTAACCACGACTCAACGTCCCAACCATCAATGGTTGGGAGAGGAGCGTTCGGAATAAGTTCTGTTTCAATAGTGCTAAAATTGATAAATCGGTGATCAAAAGGTAAAAGTGCCTTATTTTTTTGTCATAAATGCCATTTTTAACTAACACATACCGTCTTACGTCTTGGTATTCTGGTTCGAAGTCCATTGCCCCATATTTCCTGTCCATACTTGCTAACATAAACAAAACGTTGCGACATTTCGTCTCATTAAACGTAGGTTGTAAAATATGGATTAATTTATAAGCAAATTTATAGTTCTTGATGTAATATCCTTGGTCTGGATCATAGATAGCCACTTTCCCGTTTTCTAAGGTAATAACATGCAGGAATTTATTAATTCCGATGGCGACCGCTAGTTCTGATAGATTTTTAACATCTTTACCAGCTTCTTCTAACCACTCTCTTCGGTATGCTACCAGCTTGGATTTAATAGCAGACCATGTTTTAGGTTTACCTGGTTCAATGCCAGGTTCCTCATTTAATTTTTCTCTGTAAAATTCAAAATCCACTTCTCCTCCTCAACTCCTTATCACACATGCTTTTAAACGTTCTTTCAAACTCCTTATCACTTAAAGGGTCCGCAGTTTTATGGTTAGCCATTTTAGCTAATGTGTAAGCTATTTCAACATCTACATTTCTAAGCAATAGACCTCCTACAAATTCAGCTAAAGCATTATTACGGCCGCCTGTATCACCAAAACCAAGGACAATCGTCTCAAATAATTTAGCTGTTTTATTGCTACCTTGGTAATCTCCAGATGTAAAACTACTGGCATCATATTCATAGGCAGGTTTTAATTCTCGCAATACATTTATCAACTCAAGAGGCGCTTCGGTCATTTCGCCAGAGGTTGGCGAATGCACCATATCCCACTCATACATGCCTTTGGCATTATTTGATGGTGGTACCAGCACATAATTGTTAACATGAGCCTTCAAATCAACGCCATCAATAAAACCGATATTTTGCGCCATGGAAACACCTTTTGGTTTTTTTAGGTAGATATGCCGTCCTCCACTAGGCGTGGTTGCTTGCAAGGTTTTTGGTATCAACCTTGCATGCTCCCATTCCCTTAGATTTTTCAGACCATCGACATCGTTATGGACATCAATATCTATGACAAAAAATGTATCTGTTTTTAAGGCGATATTTGCATCAGGATTATCTTTCCATATAAGACGTAGCTCATGCTCTGTAAAAGCTGGTTTATCCGCAAAAGCGACTAATGGTTTTTTGCCATCTTTTGAAATTGGTATGACTGAAAATCCCTTTTGTTGATAATAGATTGCGTAATCTATCATCCCCCTCATAATTAGAACGGTAGATCGTCTTCTTTAAATTCTTCTACAGGGTTAACCATCGTAGGAATGTCGGATTTCTCAATACGTTTCACGTTTAAATTATTGTAAGTATTACCGTTATACTCTGATGTTTCGTTTTTAACGGTAATTTTAAGGCATTTATTGAGCAATTGATTTAAGTAGTCATCCAAAGACTTAAACTTAGTTCCGTCTGGAATTCCAGCTTGTTTTGCAAGGTTCATGATTGCCCCGATTGGATATTTACCATCTTCTTTTTTGGCAAAGATACGATGAAAAATAATGTTATTTTGAAATTCTTGCTGGAAGTCTTTGCGAATTCTGAAATGGATGTTAATAAAGTCTGCGCCGTTTTTAGTTGCATCTTGGACGGCTTTTTCAACAAAAGTTTCGTAAGTTCCATCAGTAATTGAAGCGAATTCTTTAGCTTGTGAGTAGTCGATTTCAAACATATTGTGTTTCTCCTTTTAATATAAAATTCCTAATTTTTTAGCAATGTGATACTGCCATCCTGGCTTGTATCCATGTTGTTTTCGATATTCGGTTAGTTCATCCATCGTCCGACAAAGATCTGGTGATTGATAGGTACTAACTCTATTTTTTAGTTTTAGTTGTTTTTGTTCAGATATTTCTTGTAATTCAGCTTCTTTGATTTCTTCAATTTCACGTTTTGTTAACTCGTTTTCATGCCCACATTCCGGACAGATACGAGTATCGGACCAATACGTGGCATAACAGTCATCACATACCCTTGTGGTAGGTTCACCAATCTTAGTGGATTGCTTTTGTTTAGTCTTTCCATCTAAACGCCATTCCCTATCCATGTTAGGTAAGCCAAAACGCTCTACATTGCCAACGTGATCAATAATAATAGCTATCTTTCCATCTCTTGGATTCAACGGCCTCATAGCAAATTGCAAGTATAGCGATAGCGATTGAGTTGGTCTCAACATAATGCAAACATCAACATTAGGCAGGTCTATCCCTTCCGTAAACAATTCGCAGTTAACGAGTATTCTCAACTTTCCGTCTCTGAATGCTTGCATAGCTTCTTCTCGTTCGCTTTTAGGCGTTTTACCGCTGACTGATTGCGATTGATACCCTGCTTGATTAAACATGTCAGAGACTAAATGAGAGGCTTCTACGCTGTGCGTATAAACGATAGCTTGCTTTCCTTTTGCTAGCTTTTCATAGTGTTTAATAACGTCACCATAGATAACCGATTTCATGGATTGATTAACAGAATCCTTAGTAAACTCTCCACCTCTTTTTTTGAGGGCAGAATTATCAATCATGGACGGAGCATAGTATTTAAAGTTAGCTATATTACCGTGTTCTTGCAGCCATTTGACAGATTTCCCAGCTACCAAATCATCCGCAATGTCATCAAATCCATCTCCATTTAACCTGACTGGTGTCCCAGTAAACATCAATACATAAGCGTTTTTGAAATGGTCGATGATTTTTAAGTAAGACTTGGCTTTACTGTGGTGAGCCTCGTCAATCAAGATCACCTCTGGTTGAGAGAGACTGTCTAGTTTTCTGACTAACGACTGCACACCACCGATAGTTAACAGATTTGAGTTAACTCCATTTGCTGCAAATGTTCTCTCTACCTGTTCATTGATTTCTTTTCTGTGGCTAAAAAACAATACTCTGTTTCCTTTATCCGTAGCGCTTCTTGCGATATGGGCCATAACGACTGTCTTTCCACTTCTAGGGAGGCGACTGGACGATTATTCGTTTATTTCCAGTCGCTAATGACCTCCTGATGGCTGTTAGTAATTCTTCTTGATAATCACGTAGTTTCAAATAATTCCTCCACTTTACACCCTTTGCGATCATCTAAACGATTTTTAGCATAAACACTAGCTGATGGCTGTAAAATAAAACCTCTCACTTCTTCCCCATCGTCTGTAGTTTTTTTGACCAATCTAGCCACAACATCTGTAAGTCCAAGGAAGTTGTTTAATATTTTTGTCCTGATATCTGGCATTGCTCTGTTATAAATCATTCCGTTTTCGTCAGTCCATTGATCAGAGGTTTCCCAAGCTAAAAATACAATGCGTTTATTTAATTGCAGTAGCGCTCGCAGACTATCTAAAATAGTAAAGTCAACTCGTTGATAATCAGCTTGACTTGGCACACGATGATTTTTACCCTCGCGCCCAAGATTCGCTAGGCAAGCCCTAAATAACTCGGAGACATTATCTATAACGATGTTGTCATAATCATTCGCTGCTCCATTTAGTAACTCTTTTACTGTGTCTAACCACTCTCCCCAAATTTTATGCGTATCTATATCCGCAATATCAATATTTTCGTTCCCTCTAAGGACTTTTGCCGACTTATCAATATTGATTACAATAGTTTTTCCGGGCAAATATTTTGCAGTTGATGTTTTTCCAAACCCTGGATTACCATAGATTAAATAACAACTATCATTATTTTTTATTTCTGTTGCTTTAGTGATTTTCATCTATTTTACCTGTAAACTTTCAGTTTCAATTAACTCAACTCCAGCAATTTCTTGACCAGTTTTAAGTAATTTAGCTAATTCTTTTTTATCTGGCTTCCGCTCAATTTTTTCGGTCATATATTCGAGAGGAATCTTTGTTTCGTCCAGCACCTCAACTTTTTTGTTTTTTCGTAGCGACACTTTAAACATTCCAGCATCTACTTTTTTCTTATTAGACAAAGCCATTGCTAAATGTATCGTCTCTTTGTATTTATCAATTTTAGCTTGCGCTTGTTTTTGCTTTTCGTAAAAAGCTTCTTTTTCAGCTTTATACATTTCTTCGTCAGCTTGAGCATTTTTTAACATTTTGACAAAATATTCAATGTTGTTTTCTAAATCCGCCTGAAAATCAATACTGTCCAGCGTGTCCTGAAATGTTTCTTCGTCTAAATCCATTGACTGTAATTGTGCGTAAATGCCTTCTAATTCGTATAAATAAGCCATGTTATTTCCTCTTTCTACGTTTTAACTGCCACTTTTCGGCTTTCGGTCTATCGTTTTCTCTTGTCAGAGCTATGACTTTATTTTGTAGCTTGTCGATCTCTTGCCCTAGCAGAGCTTGGACCCTCAAAATAACGATTCTCCCAATCTTCGCTAAATCCGCTTATATAGAGCCTCGACTGCAGTATGTATATCTGTCTGACCTGCGCCAAGATATGTTATCTCCCTTCTTCAAAAATAGCTTTCACATTTCTTATCTTTTAACGTCTCAATAATTCCATCTAAAACATCTGATCGGTTTTTAAGCTCATTGTACTCTTTGACAGATATTGTGATAAAATCTTTGTTATCTTTTGTAGTATCGCTATATCCGAGCAGGTAAGCGACCGATACATCAAAATGATCTGCTAGTAATTGCGCTTGATCAAGCGCAATTATGTGTTCATTTTCCCAGCGTTGGATCGTTCTATAATGCACGTATATTTCTTCTGCAAGATCTTGCTGAGTCAAGCCTTTTTCTTTGCGCAACTCTTTTATTCTGTTCATGTTATGCGTCTCCTACTAAATTTGTTTAGCAGGTAAACCGTGCTTTTGGTTATATCTACGTGCATTAGCTTCCCAGCCGTTGTTTTCAATCGTCCATTTTGATTTTTCTTCTTGTTTTTTTGGTTTTGCAAAAATAAAGTTAAATAATTTCATGTTATTTCTCCTCGACCTCGTCCAAAAGTCTTATTTGTTATTTAGCCAATCTATGATTTCAGCTTTTTTCCAACGGACAGCTGGCAATTCCTTTGGAAAATTTTTGTCGTGTCTGTAGTATTTGTCAAAAGTGCCGGGGCTCATGTTAAGCCTCTCTGCTACTTTTTCTCTGGTCCATAATTCTGCATTGAGTTCGTCTAACTTCATTTGGACTAATTTGTTAACTGTTTTTTCAATAAATTCTTTTATCCAGTCGGACAAACTCATTAAGATATTGTCCATAGTGATCTCCTTGTGATATAATTAAGTAAATTAATTTAGTTAGCGACTGTTCCAGCAGTCGTTTTTTTGTTTTTAAAACAAACAGTCGTTCTCTTTAGCGAACGTTGTATGTAAAAAAAATTCCAATATCATCTTTTGAAATGCCTAAAACTTCAGCAACTTTTGCTAATTCATCAGCATCAAAAGATACAAAACCATTCTCCCGTTTTGCATATCTAGCTCGATCAGACCATCCTAATTGCTTAGCCATATAGTCTTGCGTGTAGCCTCTGGCAATGCGTTCTGCTTTAACGCGTAAATAATCTACTGCCATACTTGCTCCTCTCTTAATTTGTTTTTTTATTTCGTTCTTTTTAAAGAACAAGATAAGTATATCAACAACGTTCTTTATTGTCAACACTTTTAATCAAAAAAATAAAAAAAGTTTTTTCAAAAGAACGCTTGTGCTTTTAAGAGAACGGTGGTATAATTTAGACAGTTAATAGAAGAAAGGCAAAATAAATGCGTACAAACGACGAAATAATTGACTTGATGGATAATATCAGAAAAGAGAAGCGTATCTCGATAAGTGAACTTTCCAGAAAGGTCGGCATGTCAAAATCAGGTGTATCATTATACTTTAATAAAGCAAGAAAGTTCCCGCTAGATAGAGCCAACTTATTCGCTAAGGCTTTAGGAACGACACCAGAACATATCATTGGAGTGACACCTAAAAACTCTCCGACACAAACCATCGATCTGTCGAACCTACGCGAGCGCGTTGTTATGTTTGATGGCAAACCACTATCTGATGACGATGTCAAAAAAATCGAAGCTATTATTAAATTGTCGCTAGGGGTCGGAAATGGTGAAGATAGATGAGATACTTAATCAGTACAACATAAAACTATTTGAGTTCCCAGACACAATGTGGGATAGGTCAGGATTTTATTATCCTGATCATCGAATAATCTATGTTAATAAAAACCTGTCTGAAAAAGACAGGAAAAAAGTAATCTTGCATGAATTGGGACACATAGAACATGACCCAAAACAGTACCAAAGATTACTGCTTAAATATGAAAATCAAGCTGACAGATTTATGGTCAGAGAATTAATAAAAGATTATCTCTCTGACCATGATATTTATAGCTTCGACTGGTTAAAATTTGCAAATCATTATAAAATATCAACTTCTTGGGGACAAGAAATGATCCAAGACGAATTTAGGAAGTTAATTTAGGGAGATTATT